TCCTTATGGTTATCTAGTTTGAATTTTAGACCCCGGACTATTCTTATGAATGTTTTTCATTAGTGAATTGAAGCTATCGGGAGTCTTGATTACTCCCATACGATGTGGATCACCAAGAGCAGGTGCCTTAGTGATGATTTGTTTCATATGGGGATTGGCAGACAGGTAATCCTCACGTGCGTCCATCTTCATGATTTCATCAATTTGTTCACCCGTTTCAGTATTCTCAAACGTGTATATAGGCATTAAGTAACTCCAGTAATTAAGATAAAAGGCAGTGTGACTGCCTTCAAGTGTACCCATCTAATGGATATTTATATCTAAGTTGCGCTCTTAACTGAGCATTTCGTAGATTTCTTTCCAATTATCTACCTTAGTGACTTCATCATGGTGCCAGTCTTTGCTGAATGGGTGATTGATTAGAATCGCATTCAACCCCATATTAGCACCAAGTTCTGCATTCTCGGGCTTATCTTCAACCCACATACAGCCACTATCTAGATACGGCGCTAGTGCATCGTCTTTATCAGCACCAGTATCTAAGCATACAAGCTTATCAAAGACAGTCTTACCAAACAGATTGTCAAGATTTAGTTTTCTTAACTGACCTGCATGCCTGTCTAAACTCAAACTAGTAATACAGTGAAACACGTATCCCAGTTCTTCATGGATTTTTTTCACGTACTTAACTGAATCTCTCAGAGGAGGCAAACAGCACATAGTAGCACTTTCATTAAAGTACTTAACTAGTTCCTTAGCTTTCTCTTTAGTGATACCGTAAGTAGTGTGAATGTCGTAGCATTCATTAGGAGTGGATAACTCTTTATATCCATGTTCTTCCATCCACATAGAGAAACTATGTAGCCAATCGACCAAGACTCCATCGCAGTCGACCAGTATTAATTTTTCATCTTTATTCATATTATAACCTTCTTTCATTTATAAGTGTACTATAGCACACTTTCATAGTATAGTCAACCCCTTATTCAAAAAAACTTGCCTTTTGTTTATTCTTCTGGCGTCTTGCTTTCTGAATACTTGCCCTACGTTTATCGTAACGCTTGGAGTCTTTCTTTCGAAAGCGCATGTCTTCCTCATCCTTGAGAGACTCCTCTTCAATCCATTCACGGAACTTCTTATTCTTGCCCTTAGCCATTCGTATCTCACTTGTGCCTTTGGTAACTTAAGTTTAGATTTATTCAGTGGTTTTTGCTTTTGGTGGTCGACCACGTTTCTTCTTAGCTGGAGGCATATCTACTGATTCTGAGATAATACCATCAAACGCTTCGTTGATCGTATCAGCAGTCAATTGGGCAAAAGGTTTCTTTGCTAACATCTGAATGAGTAGTTTAGCATCATCAGCATCAACAGACTCCAACATTTGAATGAACAAGGACTCTTTTCTTACCTGAGTAAGGTTTTCACCCTCTGTCATTTCATTGACAAAGTATGCCAACTTACGAGCCTCACGATACAACATGCCATGCGTCTCACGATGCACTGACTCCTTGTATGGAGGTGGTGTCGCTGGAATCGAAAAACTCCATTTCTTGTCGTACATTAAGATAAGAATATTTCTCAATTCTTTACTATTGTTCTCTTTCAGATATGCGACTTGCTCAGATGTACTCTTCAATTCGCAAACTTCAGCAGTAATCTCTGCTAGTGATTTTGTAGTCATATTAAAACTCCGATATGCTTTCCATTAAGTTTCTTAGTTTATTCTTAATGAAGTAGTTTAACAATTGGCTTCTATCTTTAGGATTTTCTGCCTCGTATTCGTTGAGAATTTGATCTTTGATTCTATCAGGAACTAATTCCAAATCAATCACAGCTTTGTTTCTCATGTAGTTGCGTTTCACTTCCTCATTCATAGTATTTATATCAGAGAATTCAAGCAACCTTTTCTTGGTAATTGGTCGCTGTCTGATATTCATAACGAAAACATTATCGGCTGACAGGACATTAGGAACACCATCACCCTTATCGCCTCTAATTATATGCTCATGTAAGTAAGCCTCTGGATTAGAGTTTGAGATCCAACGCTTACGTGTGGGATCATACTGCTTTACATTTGCGTACTTCTGTAGTTGAATGTAGTCTTTGTCACCAGATAAAACAAGTATTGGATTACTACCAGTGTTTAACTGCTCACCTTCTTTGTGAACAATCGTACCAATGATATCATCTGCTTCAGCAGTTTCGATCTGGATTACTCTGTATGGAAAAAACTCTTTTAACTCATCACGAATTTTGTTGAGTGCTTGAAAGATTGCATTCCAATCTAACTCTGACTCTTCACGACCCTTTCTACGACCTGCTTTGTAGTAGGCGTATACTTGGCGTCTCCAATAGTTTTTATCATCAGCGCATATTACAAGTTCACCAAATTCTCGGTGAAACTTTTGTCTATTGAACCGCAGGGAGTTGAGTATCATATGTCTAAGCATATTCTCATCTACCTGGGCATTTTGGTGATTTCCCATTTGCATCATCATGTTGGAAATCATAACTTGGTTTAGGTCAACCAGTATCATAATATTCTCCTAGTTTGAATTAATTATCTTACTAATATAACACAAACTGATCGGTTTGTCAAGTAAATTATATAGGATCATTTTCAGATTCGTCCATCTCATCTAAAAAATCGAACAAGGCAGTCTCACAGTCCATATCACTATCAGCAAATATCCTATCTGATACACTCTGAAAGTGATACTCTTCTCCTAAAGTTCTATGTATCAATGCTCTTATTGATTCGATTAGAACCATAATGTCAAGCACTGACTCATAGTTTTCGGTAACATCATATCCTAATTCTGACATAGCAGACACTACATCATGCGCTACATCTACAGAGAACCTCTGTGCAATCTTCTTGTTTAAGATATGAACGTCTTCTTTGAGGTCAGCTATTTCTTCTGACCTCTGTTTCTGGTACTTTGAGAAATCGATAACATTCGTCATCTGATTATCTTCAAGATAACAGTATCTCTATTGATACGGGCATCTGTTGTAGATTGCTTAGTCTTCAAAGCCTTAAACTCTTTAAGTGCTTTAGACTTAGTAGCTTTGCCTATCGTCTCAATCATAGCTTCTGGCTTTCTCAGCATCTTCTTGAAGGACTCTTCTTGGTCATAGCCATGAATGGTACTACCTTTAACGAGGAATCCATCTCTTCGATCAGAGACAAGATACTTCATAACCCTTGTCTTAGTATTGAAGAGATACAATGCGTGGGCACCTACCATCTGTTCTGGCGTGACACTCGCAATCTTATATTCGAGTGATTCCTTGAGGTATAATACATTCTCGACTTGCTTACTCAGAGGAGTTGCTTTCTTAGTTCGAGGCTTACGTGTAGCTTTCTTACTAATGATAAACTTCTCACAATCAGAAATTAGTTCTGATATGAAATCGTAGAACTTCTTCTGCTCTTTGATAGTCATATGACTGTAACCTTCAACGAGATCCTCAGTCCTATCTTCAATCAACTCACGGAGTTCTTCTTTGACTCCAGCATAGTATGAGATGGTATCTCTTGCAGTCTGAGCCGCAGTATTCAATTTACGCATCTCATCATACAAAGACCAATCCTTATCTAAATCTCCAGTGAAGAAATCATCTACACATCCTTCGACTTCGCCAATAAACTCGTTAGTCTTTTCAGCAAGTAACTCATGAGGAGTCTTACGCTTAGGAGCTTTTACTGGCTCATCGTTGTCATCTAACTGAACGTTTGCTTCCCGGTTTACTTTACCAGTTTCTAACAGTTCTTCAACATGCTTTAGTTGAAAATCTTTACTCGACTCAGGCAGAACACATCCATTGAGTTCCATCTTACACAAGCTGGACATAGTTGAAGTACATCTCCAAGACTCGGCAGCCTTAAAGTTCTCGACACTCTCTGGCATATTCTTTTTTATCCAAGCAAGCATCCAAGACTGATAGGCTTTCTTCTCATAGAAGTATCCATAGTGCCGCATCGTCTCTGTAATTTTCTTTTGATAATCATCAGCAGAAATACTAGACCAGTCTGTGGTCTCATATCCAATATGACCCTCTTCGAGAGATCGTTGAGTTTTGCCTCTACGAGGCAGTTTTGTTTTAGCTTTTGCCATGTGTTACTCCATCAAGTTATAACGTATATTAACACAGTACGAAATGGTTGTCAACCTTTTTTTTCAAGTTAATAGATTTAATAGAAGATCATTCCATTGGTAAGATCGTTTTTTCCAGTTATATACATCATCAATAGAACTCTTTCGATTTTCTAGTTCACGCATCATCGATGCCCTGAGTCCCTTATGATTATATATGTTAAGAGTTCCTTCTAGTTCACTTGTAAATTTGTTGGCGTGTTGGAGTCTGTCTTCATCATAGCCATACATAGACGTATTGCTCAATGAAGTCTCTGGTAATGAGCCGTAAGAAGAGTGTAGACAAAAGCAGGATGCAGACATTGCTCGTATCAAAGGAGTGTACGAGACTTCTGGATAATCTGTAGGATATGCAAATATATGACTTCTATAGTATACGCCTCTCATAAAATCATCATCGCATTTTCGATACCAATCGATCTTAGTATTAGAAATCAATTCACTCTCTAGACCTTCTAAATGCGAAGGTAGCTTTCTTTTATTGCCTCTATCGGTACATACTATAAGTCTAGCATTAGGAAATTTGCGCTTTGTAAGTCTTTTAAACGAGGCTAAAAGTATATCAAGTCCTTTATTCATATCTCCTGCATATAAGATATTAGTGCTTAGTCTAGGCTTTTCGTGTGTGACAATAGGATCTATAGCATCTCTCATCACAATACCATTTGAATATGGTACATCTAAGAATAGATTATACATTTGCTGTTGCCAATAGTTAAAAAATACGATCAAGTCGTATCTTTTAATTTCTTCTGGATCAACTTGATCTGGCGGTAGATGAGGTATCAGTATATTGATACGCCCATCCACGACAGAGTTGAAACTAAACTTAGGCAGAATCGTCTGATTCACATCTCGTTTAATGAGACGAATGATGTGATCAGAACAATTCTCGGTTACGATGTTAGGCGGCACTGAGTAAGCTTCCAGCAGGAATGTCTACTCCGTTTACTAATTTCAAGCTATCCCACCTAAATGAGCGCCAACCGTTTGCTT